TAAATGTACTTCCATTTAGAGCATACAATCTTATATTCAATGAATGGTTCTGTGATCAAAACGTAGTCAGGCCAACAAAAGTATATACCGGAGATGGACCAGACCCCGCATATGATTATGAAATTAGAAGACGGGGAAAAAGACATGACTATTTTACGTCATGCCTACCATGGCCACAAAAAGGGCCGGGAGTATCAATTCCTTTAGGTGGAACCGCTCCAGTCGTTGGTGACGGAAAAGGTCTAGGTTTAGCAGATGAATATTATGGAGGTTATTTAACGTCAGGTCCTGCATCTCCGTATATATCATCTACAGGATCGGTACTTAATAAAGGTGCTACCTTATCAGGATCATGGGGAAATGCAAATCATGTATTAGGTGTTTCAAGTTCAGCATCACATTCTGGTTTGATTGCAGATTTAACACAAGCAACGGCTGCAACAATAAATTCACTTCGTCAAGCATTTCAATTACAACGTCTTTACGAAAGAGACGCACGCGGTGGTACACGCTATACGGAAATAATTCGGTCGCACTTCGGTGTTATATCACCAGACGCTCGTATGCAACGTCCAGAATACTTAGGTGGATCATCTCAACGTATATCAATAAATCCAGTTCAACAAACCTCAGCTTCAGATTCAACTACTCCTCAGGGAAATCTTGCGGCGTTTGGATTAGTAGTTGACAATAAAGGAGGTTTTCACCATTCGTTCACAGAACACTGTATTATAATCGGACTAGCATGTGTTCGGGCAGACATGACTTATCAGCAGGGTCTTCATAAAATGTTCACTAGAAGCGGACGCTTCGATTATTATTGGCCGGTATTGTCACATATTGGAGAACAGGCAGTTCTCGAAAAGGAAATATATTATGATAATGCTGTCGACAATCATAACGAAGACGTATTCGGATATCAAGAACGTTACGCGGAATACCGATATTTTCCCTCAAAAATTACAGGATACTTCAGGTCAACATCGGCGTTGCCTCTTGACATATGGCACTTGGGTCAATACTATACACAATATCCGATTCTGGGTGAGACTTGGATGAATGAAGACCCACCCATAAAAAGAATTATAGCAGTTCCAGGAACAGACGAGAATCCTACTCCTCACTTTATATTCGATTCGTATTTCGATCTAAAAACTGCTCGTCCTATGCCGGTATATGGTGTACCTGGATTAATAGATCATTTCTAAAGGAGAAAATATGGATCCGGTCTCAGCTGCAGTAATAGCAAAAAGTACAATAGGATCATCTCTTATATCGTCAGGAGCAAACACATTAGGAAATGTAATGGCAAATGCCACAAATTCCGCTAATGCACAAAAACAAATGGACTTCCAAGAAAGGATGTCTAACACTGCTCATCAAAGGGAGGTAATCGATTTAAGAAAAGCAGGATTAAATCCTGTTCTTTCAGCAATGGGAGGAAGTGGTTCATCCACTCCTTCAGGTGCAACGTATAATGCTGTAGGCCCCGACCTTGGTTTTATGGGAAAGGCTTATGAGTATGCTGCCACTAAAGCAAATATATTAAATACAAATGCCGATGTCGCGGTGAAAGAAGCGACAATAAAAAACTTAGATCAAAAAACTAAAACGGAAGTGACTCAACAAGCTTGTAACTCTGCGAATGCTGCGGAGGCAGATTCCAGGAAAAGCTTAAATGACGTAATGTCAGGAAAAGGTGCTTTAGATGCGGTTACTGCTGAATCTCAAGCCAAAAGCGAACAAGCAAGGGCTTTACTTATGCAAAATCAGTATGAACAAGCATTAAGAGAGCAAGCACCTTGGAGAAACAAAGTAGTAGGTAAAATATTACCTTATGTAAAGGACGGAATTCAAATATTGTCACCCTTAATACCTGGCACTCATATTAATTTCGGTAATGGATATATTAAACCATTGCCAACAATGCCAGGGTTAACAAGATAGAAAGGAGTAAATATGGCTTTCAGGAAAAAATTCCAGAAAAAGCAATCGAAAAAAAATTTTCGGTCGCATGCGGGACATCATCCTAAAAACAATCGTGCAAATCCAATGCGCGGTGGATTCAGAATTTAAATAATCGCACACTCAGTGTAGGCGCTCACGTAAGTAGCTTATTAAAGAAAAGCTCTGAGGGCGCCGAGCTGAGGGCGCGAAATCCTCAAAGGAACCTTATGCCCTGCTATCATCCTATAACGGCTTGGCGCTCGCGCCAAGGCAGATCATCAAATGGTAAATGGCAACTAGTCTTCAAACAAACTGAGGGCTATCAAGACCTCGAAGTTCAAATTCCTTGTGGTAAATGTATCGGCTGCCGGCTTGAAAAATCTCGCCAGTGGGCAGTCCGATGCGTCAATGAAGCTCAGATGCATCAAAAAAATTGCTTCATAACACTCACGTATAATAAAGATCACCTACCCCCGGATAATTCACTACAGAAAAAACACGTATGCATATTCATGAAAAAATTAAGAAAAAAACATGGAAAAGACATACGATTCTTCATGTGTGGTGAATACGGGGATAAGGGTGATCGACCACACTATCACTTGTGTGTGTTCAATCACGACTTCATTGACAAAAAAGTACTCACTCAAAAAAATGGAGTAAAATTATATGTCTCACTTCAATTACAATCACTGTGGCCCTGGGGATTCTCTACTATCGGAGACGTTACCATGCAAAGTGCCGCTTATACAGCACGGTACTGTATCAAAAAAATTACGGGAGAACCAGCGGCTGCTCACTATGGTAAAAGAATCCCTGAATACGCCAATATGTCACGGCGTCCGGGTATCGGGCAATCATACTATCAGAAGTTTAAAACAGATATTATCACGCATGACAAAATGGTAATGCGAAATAACTTGATCAGTACGGTCCCCAAATATTATGATAAGATACATGAGATAGAGGACCCCCACCATTTTCAAAGGACAAAAGCATGTCGTAAAAAACAATCCAGACCAGACAATAACACTTGGGAAAGACTCGCTGTTCGCGAGGAAGTTCAAAAACAAAAAGCAAAAAACTTAAAAAGGGAGATTGAATCATGATACTCAAAATCTACGCAATCAGAGACAATAAAACGTCGGCTTTCCTTCGCCCCTTCATCGAGCTTAATGATATACAGGCAACAAGGGGACTACAACAAGCAGTTAACGACGATAAAATACAACTGTCAATGTTTGCGGAAGATTTCGACTTATATCTACTTGGAGAAATCGACGATCAAAGCGGAGCTATTACACCGGAAAAATTACCGGAATTCATTGTCTCTGCAATATCACTTAAAAAATTAAATAAAGAAGAGGCGTAAAATGGATATATTCTCACAATACAATCATCCAAAATCAGAAGGACAAAAAGACTTCGGAGAATCTGTAACTCAACAGCATTTCAAGGAGGAATGCGATATAAATACAATTTTAAAAAAATATCAACAAACCGGGGTAATGGATGTACCTGTTCTAAAACAAAACTTCGGAGATTTCTCCGAAGTTAAATCATACCATGAAGCTCAAATAGCTATGCAAGAAGCAAAAGATCAGTTCATGACGCTTCCAGCGGCTGTAAGATCAAAATTCGAAAATGATCCAGGAGCGCTCTTAGACTTCGTTGCTAATCCTGAAAATAAAGCGGAAGCAATAAGCCTAGGCTTAATAGATAACCCGGTGGTACCAATTACTACCCCACCGATAAAAACAGAGCCTGAAGGCTCTAAGACGGTTCCAGAAGTAGCTAAGGAAGCTACAAAACCGGCTTAAAGCACATATACCCTACTTGATGTTATATGTGCTGAGTGACTCCAGTCACTCAAAACAAACAAAACAAAAGAAAGTTGGTTCCAAAATGGATACTCTTGCAACAATAAACTTACACGAAATAACGGATAAAACCTTTATTATCGTGAACGCTATAGTGACGTTAATAACAACAATTATAGCAATAATAAATCACTTTCGTCTAAACGGAAAGGTATCAAAATGAAGTCAACAATTAATCACTCATTTAGTCAGATTCCGAGGGTAGAAATTCCTAGGTCAGTATTCAATCGTAGTCACGGGCATAAAACAACATTTGAT